TTACGAAGGTGCAATGTTCGTAGAATCCCCACGTATGTACAACGCTACAGACGGTGGATCAAGCGCAAGAGTATTCCGTACAATCCTTGCTGGAAAGCAAGCATTGGCTGAAGCTGTTGCCGAAGAACCACACGTAGTGATTGGTCCTGTGACCGATAAGTTAATGCGTTTCCGTCCAATCGGATGGTACGGCGTTCTTGGATTTGCTCGCTACCGCGAAGCTTCCTTGTACCGCATTGAGTCAACCTCAAGCATCAACAACGCCTAATTTAGGCAAACTTGTAGCCCCCATTGGAAACGGTGGGGGTTACACCCTTTAAGGAGAACAATGGCTTATTATTTTTTACCACCTACTGTTGAAGAAGGTCCTGCCGGTGGTGGTGCATTGTTTTTTAGATATAAGTTAACTAGGGCTAATAGTGTTTTACAAAGAACTGACGGTTCTTATTATAGTGTTCGTACACCAAGCGTTGATGAAACACAATCCGCTGCATACTACTATCCAGGTGGACACAAGAATTTGATTTCTGATTCAGAACGTACAAGTTTAATTGCTGCCGGTTACGGCGCTTACATAATAGAGGAATAGATGACACCAGGTAGATATAATATTAAAGTGTATCAAGGCTCAACTTTTAGTCTTGCACCGCAGTGGAAAATTGATGGCACATATGTAAATGTGACTGGCTATACTGCCATTTTGACTGTTAAGAACTCTCCTTCTTCTGAAACATCTATTGTTGTTTTGTCAACAGATAATGGTCGTATCACTGTTGGTACTACTGATGGTAAGTTCACTTTGGCTTTGACTGCTGTTACTACTACTGGTTTGGCTGCAGGTAATTATGTTTATGACCTTGAGGTTACTTCTCCTGGTGGTGTTGTTACACGTTTGTTAGAAGGTGGCTTTATCGTTTACGAGGGAGTTACCTCTTAAATGGCTGAAGTTGTAGAAATACCTAGCAGTACTACTGTTTTAAATATTAATACCCAACAACCCTCTATTACTACTATAGAGTTGCAAGAATCTACCACAACTCTTGATGTTTTGTATGATGAGACTGTTGTTGTTGAAGCTGGCCTTATTGGTCCTCAAGGTATTGAAGGTTCTCAAGGCAGCACCGGTGCAACAGGTCAATCTATTACAGGAGCAACAGGTGAAACTGGTGCAACGGGTGCAACGGGTTCTCAAGGTATACAGGGTATTACTGGACCTACAGGTTCAACTGGCGCTGTTGGTGCTACTGGAGCAACTGGTGACACAGGTGTTACAGGTCCCACTGGTTCGCAAGGTTTGCAGGGTGTCACCGGTTCTACTGGTAGCACTGGACCGACAGGTGCAACAGGTGAGACTGGACCTACAGGCCCACAGGGTATTCAAGGTATTCAAGGTGTAGCAGGTTCTACCGGTTCTACAGGTTCTACCGGTGATACAGGTCCTATTGGACCTACCGGTGTTACAGGACCTACAGGTGCTACAGGTATTAGTGTTACTGGTGTAACAGGTGCCACAGGCAGTACAGGTGCTGGTGGAACATTAGGTTATTGGGGTTCTTTTTGGTCAACCCAAGATCAAGTAGCGGCAAACACAACAACTGCTTACCCAATTACTTACAATAATACTGATCCAGATTCTAATGGTGTAAGTATTGTTTCTAACTCACGACTTACATTTGCGTATGCAGGTGTTTATGATATTCAATTTTCTGCTCAGGCTGACAGAGTATCTGGTAGTGGAACTGACACTATTGATATTTGGTTCCGTAAAAATGGAACCGACATTGCAGATAGCAATACTGTTGTAACTGTTTCAGGTGGCGCAACAGCGGCTAAAACAGTTGCTGCTTGGAATTATATGGTTGAACTTAACGCCAACGATTATATTGAATTGGTATGGCGTACATCTGATACAAGGTTAGAGTTAGTTGCAGATGTTGCAGGAACAAGCCCTACTAGACCAGCAGTTCCTAGCGTCATCCTTACAGCTTCTCAAGTTATGTATACACAGGTTGGCCCTACTGGTGTAACCGGTCCAACTGGTGCTAATGGAACTATTGGTATTGATGGAGCTACAGGGGCAACAGGACCTACCGGTCCTACGGGTGCTGATGGTTTTCTTGGTGGCACAGGTGCCACCGGAGCAACTGGAAGTACTGGTCCAACAGGTCCAACGGGTATACAAGGTGTTGTTTATAGCACTGGTGCTCCTTCTGATACTGGTGTGGTATGGTTAGATACTGACGCCACTGGTCCTCTTGTTCCACTTGCTGGTACTACTGGTCAGTATCTTGGTAAAGCGTCTAACACAGATTATGATGTTAGTTGGCAAACTATTATTGTTCCTGAATCTGGTTTTAATCCGTTTTTGCTTGGGGGTATGTAGTGGCTGTTTTAAAGTATTATGATGGTACCGATTGGGAACCAGTTGCTAGTGCTTTACAGGGTCCAACTGGTTCCACTGGTGCTACTGGTCCTACTGGCCCAACGGGTGCTACTCCTGGTTTGGTTTTATTAAACACTACCAGTTTTGCTGGAGTGACAAGTCAATCAATCAATAATGTTTTTAGTTCAACTTATAGCAATTACAAAATAGTAATAAACTCTAATGTATTTAATACACTTAATTTAAGATACCGAGTTGCTGGTTCAGATGACACTACTTCAAATTACAACAATGCTTATTATGCTTTTGAGTCAAGAGGTATTGCAGAATTTAATGGTTATGGTGAGGGAGCAACAACACACTCAATTACAGGTACAAATTGCGATGAAGAAAGTTATGCAATTTTAGAAATTGGAAATCCTTTTGCAAGTACTCATACTTCTCTTCAGGCTTTTTTATCTGCTGGCGTAAGTACTATTGGATATAAAGCATTTCATATTTTAGGAAATGGAAGATTTAGAGCAACTACCTCATTTACTGGTTTTACTTTTTATGGTTCATCAAATATGACAGGAAGTGTGAGTGTTTATGGATACAACAAATAAACTTTTTATTCAAATAGATGATGAAAAAATTGAATTGACTGGTCAAGCAAAAACAGATTTTATTGCTGACAGAGAAGCGGCATTAGAAGCACAACGCTTACTCAAAGCCGAGTATCAAGCCAAAAAAGATGCAAGAGAATCTGCAATCAAAAAACTATCTGAGATTGCTGGTTTAACCGAAGAAGAAGTAAACGCAATAATAAACTAACCATATTGGGGACGATATGAAAATAGCAGCATACACAATTGCTTTAAATGAAGAAAAACACGTGATGCGATGGTTGGAAGCAACCAAAGACGCAGACCTACGTGTAGTCATAGACACAGGTTCAACAGATAAAACTGTTGCCCTACTACAAGCAGCACCAAATGTTATTGTGCACCAAATATCAATTAAACCTTTCAGGTTTGATGATGCACGAAACGCAGCCCTAGCATTAATACCTGATGATATAGATATTTGTTTATCACTTGATATGGATGAGATCCCTGAGAAAGGTTTCTTTCACACAGTGCGTGAGACGTGGGAACCTGACACGGACCGTGGTTGGGTTTGGTGGGACACCGGTAACAAGTGGCGTAACAATAACAGGCTTCACCGTAGGCACGGGTACAGATGGATTAAACCTTGCCACGAAGTAACTTTTAAATATACACCGGGTGACGAAAAAACTTTAGAGTACGATTTGACAGTGTTTCATAAACCTGATGACACAAAACAAAGAACATACTATTTGCCTATGCTTGAGGGTGCTGTGCACGAAGATCCACGTGATGCACGAATGTGGGCTTATCTGACACGCGAATATTATTTTCACAAAATGTGGGACAAAGTTATTGAGTCCGCTTTCAGTACTTTACAAGCGGGTGGTTGGTATGTTGAACGCTCAGCTGTGTGTCGTGCCGCAGGTCAGGCTTCACAGGAACTTGGTAATAACGAGAACGCTTTAAAATGGTTTCAAAGAAGTATTAAAGAGAACCCTACAGAGTTAGAACCTTGGTTCAGTTTTGCACAGTTCTCTTATACTGTTAGCAACTGGCAAGGATGCTGGGATGCTGCAAACAAAATTAATGAACTTGAACCAACATCACATTACCTAAACGACAAGTCCATTTGGGATTGGCGTTGCTACGATCTGCTATCAGTATCAGGTTGGCAGCTTGGTAAAAAAGATGAGGCAGTTAAGTTTGCAAGAATGGCTTTGAAAGCAAACCCAACGGACGGGCGCTTACAAGATAACTTGAAGTGGTTGGAGGAAAACTATGTCGCTACACAGACTGAGAACGCATCCTGAGTTTGTTGAAGGATGTTTTGGTTGTAAGGCTGCAACTTTAGAGTTGCATCCTGGTGATGCTGCACATATGCGTGAGATCCCTAAACGTAAATGGGATGCTGAATTGAATGCTTATGCTGACGCTAGACGTCAAGGTATTCAACCTGCTGGCACTTCTATGAAGGCCATCAAGGATGCCCATAAGGCTAGTGAAAATCTTGGCAAAGCCTACGATGGTGGAACAATGCCCCCAGCAAACAGGTTAGCTAACAAAAGTGTAACTAAGGCTATGAATAAATTGGGTATGTAATGCCTGAGTTAAATGCAAACATTCCCCCTATTGATTGTTATGTTCGTGGTAATTTTCTTCGTAATCAAGAGGATTCACACGACAAGTATTTTCCTTGTGTAATCTTTGGTGTTTCAAGTGTGCAAAACCGTAGCCCTTTGTTTCATTTTATGATGGAAGATGGTGGCCTTTGGTGGCGTATGCCTATCAACGCTTTCTGTAAAGAACCAAACACACCAGAAATTGATTTACATAATCTTGTTTTATGGAACTCTTTTAGTCCTAATGTTGCTGTAACTAAGTTTGCTAATCTAGCAAACCTTAAAATGAGTTACAAAGATCGTAACAAGAATGTTGTGCCAGGTAAATATTTGTTCACTTTGGATTGGCATAATCCTGATTCTAACAGGCTTGATGATGGTTATTCGGAAACACCTAATGAACATAAATGTGGTCACGTTATCCAACGTGATGATGGCAACTTTGCCATACAACCTAATAACAGGGTTCGTGTGTTTGAACCTTCCTTTGCTAATCAAAAAGATTTAGTGATAGGAAGAATCATTAATGACCGTGTTTGGGATGTTGAGGATAAGGAAAAATAATGGCTAAATCTGCTGCTTGGCAACGTAAAGAAGGCAAGAACCCTAAAGGTGGTTTAAACGCCAAAGGTCGTGCTTCATACAATAAGGCTACTGGTGGGAATCTTAAACCTCCTGTTAAAGCAAGTCAAGCTAAAAAATCACCTAAGTCTGCAGCAAGACGTAAATCTTTCTGTGGTCGTATGTGTGGTATGAAATCTAAACTGACCTCAGCTAAAACAGCTAGAGATCCTAATTCACGTATCAACAAATCGTTGAGGGCGTGGGATTGTAGTTGCAAATGAAAAAAGTTTGGGAAACTAAAAACCCTAAAAAGAAGTCAACAAAGTTAACACCTGCTAAGAAGGCTGCTGCTAAGGCACGTGCTAAAGCTGCTGGTCGTCCTTATCCTAATTTAATTGACAATATGGCTGTTGCGAGAAAGAAGAAATAATGACTTACGGTTTTGCTGGATCAACGCTGGTTGATGAATTGAATCGTCTTGCTAATGGTGGTGCAGACTATCCTGCACGTGACACCTATCAGGATGCACAAGGTGCTGCCAACAAATGGGCTGGCACAACCGGTCTTGGTCTTAATGGTGCACTTAACAAAAAAGCACAAGCTGGTCGCAGTGCTGCAGACTACAAAGGTTTGAACGCTGTATGTAATGAACTTGCAGGAACAACAGGTTTGTCTGCTATTCCTGCTCTAAGAGAGGTTGCTTCCTAATGCCATCATTTTCTGACCTTGTTGACGAAACACTTATTGCTTTATCTGGGTACACTCAACGTCAAGACCAATCAACTTACTTAACTGCTGCTATGACCGACACTCAAACAACTATGACTGTTGCTGATGCGGCAACTTTATCTAAAGGCCTTGTTGAAGTTGGTGACGAACTTATGTGGGTTGAGTCTTTTGACCGTGCCACTAACGTTGCAACCATTGCACCTTATGGTCGTGGATTTAGATCAACACAAAAAGCACCACACAACATTGGTGACAGGGTTACTATTTCCCCAAGTTTTCCTAAAGATGTTATCCGTAAACAATTAAACAATTCTGTTAGTGGTGTGTTCCCTGACTTGTTTGGGGTGTTCTACACTTCTTTCAGTTTTATTTCAAGCCAAAACACTTATGAGCTTCCATCAGAAGCTGATGAGATTCTACAAGTAACTTGGCAAACCACAGGTCCAACACAAGAGTGGCTTCCTGTTAGACAATATTCTATTAACAAAAACGCTTATGTTGGTACTTTTAATACAGGTAAAACAATTAGTGTTTATGATGGTATTGTTCCTGGTCGTACTGTGCACGTGGTTTATTCACGTCAACCACAAGAATTATATTTACCGTCTGATGATTTTGAAACTGTAACTAATCTTCCCGCTTACGCTAAAGAACCTGTTGTGTTAGGTGCAGCGTACCGTGTTGCAGGTTATTTAGATGTTTCTCGTCTTCCAGGTCAAAGTGCTGAAGTTGACCAGGTTGATCAAGCTTCACCTATCGGTTCTGGTGGAACTGTCACTAGAGCTTTGTTTCAACTTTATCAACAAAGACTTTCTGTTGCTTCTAAACGTCAACAGGAAGATTTCCCAATTCGTATTAGATATGGAAGGTAAGTAATGCCTGTTAATCGTTATTATTCGTCTGTTGCCATTGACACCACCTTAACTGGTGCTGTTAACTCTTCTGCAACTTCTATCACTGTTGCTTCAACTTCAGGGTTCCCTGCATCTTACCCTTACACTTTAGCCCTTGACTATGACACAGCTTCAGAAGAGTTGGTGAATGTTACTGCTGCTGCAGGTACTACTTTAACTATTGTTCGCGGCCAAGATGGTACTACTGGTGTGTCTCACGATGCTGGTGCTGCTGTTAAACACGTTGCTTCTGCACGTGATTACCGTGAACCACAAGAACACATTGCTGCATCAAGTGCTGTGCACGGTGTTACAGGTAGCATTGTTGGTACTTCTGATACACAAACTTTAACCAACAAAACTCTCACTACCCCAACTATTGGGTCTTTTGCTAACGCAACACACGGCCACACTGCTGCTGCAAGTGGTGGAACACTTACTGCTGGCGCTATTTATTATGGTTTTAATAGCAACACTGGTTCTTATACTTTGGCTTTAACTGACCAAGGTAAGATTCTTCCTTTTAGTACAACTTCTACTGGTACTATTACTGTTCCGTTGAATGCTTCTGTGGCTTTTCCTACTGGTTCTTTTGTTAACTTTATTCAAACAGGTACTGGTCCTATTTTGATGACTGGTGCATCAGGTGTAACAATTCAATCTGAGTCTTCTAAGCTAAGACTTAAAGGTCAGTATGCTGTTGCTGGTGTTGTTAAAACTGATACCGATACTTGGGTTGCCTTTGGTAACTTACAATCTTAAGGGAGTTTAATGTTACTTCTTGGCTCTATTAGTTCTACACCACTTGTTGCAACTGGTGGAACTATAACATCAGATGATAACTATTATTATCATACTTTTACATCTACTGGTACCACACAATTTAATGTTAATCAAAATGTTTCTGTTGAAATCATTTTAATTGGTGGCGGAGGTGGTGGTGCATCTTCCGACTCAGGCGCAGGCGGCGGCGGCGGCGGCGGCGGTGGTGCTGGCGGTTTTATTTCCACAACTGTTACTGCTTTAAGTGGTGATAATGCTGTTGTTATTGGTGCCGGTGGTGCCGCAAGTAGTAAAGGTAGCGACTCAACTTTTAGAAGTTTAATTGCTGAAGGTGGTGGTCGTGGAGGAAACTCCGACAACAACAACACTAACCGTGTTGCAGGTGGAGCAGGTGGATCCGGTGGTGGTTCTGGTGCTAATGCAACTGGTGCTGGTACAGGTAATCAACCTGGTTCAGCAAGTGGCGGTTTTGGTAACAATGGTATAAATGAAGCAAACAATAGTACTGGCGGTGGTGGCGGCGGAGCCGGTGGTGTTGGTTCAGGTAGAACTGGTGGCGTTGGAAAAATTATTTCTGGTTGGCTATCTATGCCATCTAGTAAAGCAGGCGGTGGCGGTGGCGCTAGTCGTAACTCTACTGGTGGTTCTGGCGGTTCAGGTGCTGGTAATGGTGGCGATGAAAATACTACTGCAGCAACTGCAGGTGCTGCTAATTCTGGTTCTGGCGGTGGCGGCGCATATTCAAGATTTTATGGTATTGGTACCGGTGGCGCTGGTGGTTCAGGTTGGTGTTCTATTAGATATTCAAAGAATTTAATTTAAGGAGAAATTATGGCAACATCATATAAAGTTTTAGGACAATCTGCACCTGCGGCAACAACTGCAACAGATGCTTATACTGTTCCTTCATTAAAATATGTAGTGGTTTCAACTATTACTGTAGCAAATCGTGCTACAGGTGCAGCAACATATCGCATATCAATTAGACCTAATGGTGATACACAAGCAAATCAACATTACATTGCTTATGATACTCCAATCTCTGGAAACGATACGGTTGCATTGACATTAGGATTAACCGCAGATGCAGCAGATGTATTTACTATTTACGCATCAAGTGCTAATTTATCTTTCAATTTATTTGGAAGTGAAATAGATGTTTAATTTAATAAAAGAATAAGGTAAATTCAAATGACAATTACTAGAGTCAAAAACACTACTATTAGTGGCGTTGGCGATAAATCTAATAATTTAAAATATGACATTATTAGCGCCACTGGTGGAACAACTGGTGCAACTGGACCTATTAATGGAGCAACTTATCAAACGCATCAATTTGATTCAAGCGGCAATTTTGTTATAAATTCAGGTTATGGACTTGTTGATTATATTGTAATTGCTGGCGGTGGCAGTGGTGCTTTATGTGAAGGTGTTGGTGCTTCAGGACCTGTAGGTGGCGGTGGCGCTGGTGCGGTTCTTCGTGGAAGCGCTGTATTAGGACCAGGAACTTATGACATTGTTATTGGTGCAGGTGGTGCATCTCAATCAGATGGATTAGCAGGTGCTCCAGGTTTTAGTGGAAATGATTCTACTTTTGCTATTTTTATAAGAGCACGTGGTGGTGGATACGGTGGAGCAAGAAGTGGTGCCGGAAACAATGCAACATCAGATGGTGGTCAAGGTGGTTCTGGCGGCGGAGGTGGTACCAATGCTGGTGGTTTTGCAGATAATGGTGGTAACGCTGGAGGTGCTTCTGGATCAAGTCGCGGCGGTGGCGGAGGCGGTGCAGGCGCTGTAGGTGTTGGTGGTTCTAGTGGCGGAACTGGTGGTGCTGGAACTGACATATCTGATTTTTTTGGTCAAGCTGCAACCACAACTTATGTTGGTGGAGGCGGCGGAGGTGCATTGGCTGGTGGTGTAGTTTCAGGTCACGGAGCAGGTGGAATTGGTGGAGGCGGTGCTGCTGCAAGAAATACAGCAACTGCTGGAACTGATGGAACTGGCGGTGGCGGTGGTGCTGCTTGCACTCAAGACGGTGCTGGTGGTGTAACTGGCAAAGGCGGAAATGGTCGCGTTTATTTAAGATATAGAATTACTTGAGGATAAATTAAATGGCTGTTAATAATGCAAGAAATTCAAGTGTTACAAAACTTAATAGCAACAAAAAAAGATTTACAAATCCTAAAATTGTAAGTGCTACCGGCGGAACTATTTCTAAAGTTACTACCTTAAATAATGAAATATTTTATATACATAGATTTACTTCAAGTGGAACTTTTACTATAAATAATGGAACCGGAGAAGTTAGTTACTTAATAATTGCTGGCGGTGGTAGTGGTGGTTTACATCAAGCCGTTACTTCATCAACCACAAAAGGTGGTGGTGGTGCTGGTGGTGTATTAGAGGGAACTATAACGCTGGGACCAGGTTCATACACAGTAACTGTTGGCACTGGTGGTGCATCCCGAACAGGCGGATTTGGTAGTGCGGGAAACATTGGAAACAATTCAGTTTTTCATAGTTTTACAGCAACTGGCGGAGGTGCTGGAGGAAACGGAACTGGCGGCTCAGGTGGTTCTGGCGGCGGAGGCGGAAACAATTCTGGCGCTGGAGGAGCAGGAACGTCTGGTCAAGGAAACAATGGTGGAGCAAGTGATTCTGTCCGAGGTGGCGGTGGTGGCGGAGCCAGCGCTGTAGGAATTGCAGGAGGTTCTGGTGGTCACGGTGGAAGTGGTAAAGATGTTTCTGCTTTTTTTGAATTAACTTCAGGAACTATCTTTGTTGCAGGTGGCGGAGGTGGAGCATACAGAAGTGGTGTTGCCTTTGGTCACGGATTTGGTGGCAAAGGTGGCGGTGGAATGGGTAGAAAACTTTCTGGCGACCCCGGATTAAATACCACAGGTTCTGGTGGTGGAGCAACAATTACTGGTAATAACCAAGGTGGGTCTTCCGGCAAAGGTGGCGATGGTGCAGTTTATGTTAAATATAAGGCGGTATTTTAATGAATTATTTTGCTCAAATTAATGAAAGCAATTTAATTACTTGGGTAATTGTTGCAGATTCTAAAGAATGGTGTGAAGAAAATCTTGGTGGAACTTGGGTGCAAGCACATAATCCATTAGATGCAGCGATAGATTACACATATAATAAAGAACGTGATGTTTTTATCCCCCCAAAACCATTTACTAAATGGATTTTAAACGAAGAAACTTGTCAGTGGGAACCCCCAATTCCATATCCAACTGACGGATTGATATATGTATGGAATGACAATCAAGAAGAATGGGAAGAATACAATGACACTACAAGTAACTAAAAATATTATAACAAGATCACTAGCATTATTTATATCCTTTGCACTACCATCCGTAGGTGTAGGAGCTTTTGCCGGTGTAGAACCAGTCAAAGCTGCAGCAATTGCCGGAGGCTTAGCCATCGCGGGTGTTGTAACAGATCTTGCCAGAGAGTTCCTAAAAGACGGAGACCTTACTTTAGCTGAAGTTGATGAAGTATTTAAAAAAGCATCTAAAGGTAAAGGTGGCAAATAATTGGCATCACCTATTGCTAACGGAAAAATAACTACACCTTACGGCAAAGCCGGTAAGATGTGGAAGTCAGGAAAACATACTGGTGTGGACTATGCCGTGCCAACTGGTACAGATATTCTTGCAGCCTGTGATGGTGTAGTTCAAGGCAACAACTGGGGTGCGGCCTACGGTAAACAAGTTATTGTTAAGGCCAATATCAATGGTAAAGACCTTTGGATGATATATGCTCACTGTTCGCAAACTTTTGTTAAACCTGGAGCCAAGGTTAAAAAAAATCAACATATTGCTGAATCTGGGAATACTGGCAACTCAAGTGGTCCTCATCTTCATTTTGAAGTAAGAGACGGTGCACGCTGGTCAGCTTCTAAAGATGTTGATCCTAAAGATATTTTAGCAGTTTAAGTTGTTTCGCAGATTCTCTGCGATAATAGCGATTGTTGTTTTAACAACTCTTATCGCAAAACCATCATTCTCTGATGATGTAACAATTAACTTGGATAGCGCAACACCTTTTGTGGATGTGCCGGTTACTGTCACTGAAAATGTTGATGCAACGATTCAAACAACTACTGGCACTCCACAAACCAATCCTGGTTTCATTGATTCTTGGATTGAACTGTGGCAGGGTGCAGTTAAACTTGTTGCTAATGATGACGGTGCACATAGTGCAACCAATGTTTTAGCTTCTATTATTACTATGCCTTTAACAGCTGGTGAATACTTTATTCGTGCAACAAGCTTTGCTTATATGTGCTGCAATGCAAGTCCTGCTGGTACTTATTTGTTGTCTACAAATTTAACAGTAAGTATGCCAAGCCCATCACCGACAGTGACAGAAGTGACACCAGAGCCAAGCCCTTCGCCAACTGAAACTCTGACACCTACTCCAAGCCCATCTGAGACTTCAACTTTGCAACCATCTCCTGAGCCTTCTCCGATTCCTTCAGAGACTCCGTCACAACCAGAGAGTCTTCCCGATCAAGATAATTCTCCAGAGGTTCAACCGTCTCCAACGTTTTCGCAAGACGAGCTAGTTGTAGAAGATCAAGAATCTGTGGCTCCAGTTGAGCCAGACGTTTCAGAGCAACTTGTTGAGGACTTAACATTTAACGATTTCCCTTCTTCTTTAGAGAACGACTTACCTTCTTTGGAAGAGGAAGTTTCTCAAGATGTTTTTGCCATTGACGAAATTCTATCTCTGCTTTCATTTCTTCCAGAAGTTTCAATAGAAGCATTGCAAGAAACGTTCCAACAAATATCTGAATCCATAGGTACTGCATTAGAGTCCGTTCCTGGTGGCGAGCAAGTTCTTGCTGCCATCCAATCTGTTAACAATCTTGGTTCCGAGTATACACCTGAAGAA